TTTTAGTTCCCAAATCCTCAAAGACTCTTTGAAGATTGGTCTGAAACTCCTCTAACTTTTCGTGCTCAGTATTCTTGTTTTCAAGTTGTTCGGTAAGTGTTTGAATTTCACTTTCCAAATCCCTAACCTGTCGTTGGTTAGATGAAATCCTAGCATTGTTTTGAGAAATGTCATTGTTGAGTTTCGTAATCTCCTTAGATAGAGCAATAAATTGACGCTCCCTCTCCTCTTCCAGTTTTATGGTTCCTTCAAGGTCTTTATAACCTTTCTGAAGTTCCTTAGCACTATTTTGAGCGTCAGTAATTCTATTTAACCGAAACTCTTCTTCAATTGTTTGAGTGCAGGTAGGGCAGACCGTATTTTCTGTGAAGAACTTGTGTTCTTTAGTAATGGTAGATACTTTCTGGGAGATTTTACCTTTCAGATTACCCAACTTTCTCAGTCTATCAGTAGCACCAATGACTTCTTCCTGCTCCTTAGTATATCCAAAGATATTTTCTTCGGTGATTGAGTTTTGAATCATATAAGAATCGACTTCACCAATCAGATTAGTAATCTTTTTCTTATTAGCATTAATATTATCTTTTCCACGACTTTCCAACTGTTCAATAAAGTTCTTCTGCATCAGAACCTTATCTTTGAGAGATTCTTTCTTAACATCCAGAGATTTAATCTGCTCCTTTTGCTGACGAATCTTTTCCTTAATCAAATTATTCATCGAGGAGAAGATACGAATATCCAGCAAGTCCTCAATTACCTCACGACGATTTGCCGTAGCCAATTGCATAAAAGGTACAAAATTACTAGAACCCAGAATCACAATCTGTGTGAAACTGCGATAATTAACCTTTAAAATATTTTCTTCTAGGATTTTTTGATTTGCTCGGTCATCTGCTTCTTTATGCAATTGTGTCCCATTCACCTCAATATCAAAAATATTTGGTCTAATTCCACGACGAACCAAATAATTTTTATTGTTTATAGAAAACTCAACTTCAACAACACAATCTTTTTCGTTGATGCTATTGGAAAGTTGATTTTTGTTAATTTTACGAAATGCTTTGTTAAAGAGAGCAAATGTGAGAGCATCTAGAAGAGTTGATTTTCCCGCACCATTTGTACCTACAATCAGGTTGGTTTGATTCTTTTGGAAGTCTATCTCCGTGAACTGTTGTCCGGTAGAAAGAAAGTTTCTCCATTTAATTTTCTTAAAGGTTATCATTTTTAGGTGGAATTACGATGTCTTCAGGTTTAATCACGGCATACTTATAATTGTACATCCTACAAGTCTTTATGGCAAGCTCATCATCTACTTCTACAACTTCCATTTCCTTTTCTTCTTGGTCTTCTACCATCAGAGCATATCGAGTGGCATCATCCTCTTCCTCAAAAAGAAACAGGACCTTTTCACCATATTTGTCTTGGACGGCAAATGCACCGTCCCCCTTCTGGTCCTTAAGTGTAAGAAGAAACATTATTCAACTTCGCAAGCCTCTTTATAAAGATTTTGTAGGATTCCTTTAATGATGTTCTTATCGAACTGAACTTCAGATTCATCAATATAACGATTCAGAATTGAGATAGTATTCTCTTCTTCATCAACTTGAAAGTCTTCACTTTCTTGAATTTCAAAGTTCTCAATAATTTTAAGGTCTTGAATTCCTGCTGTATATAATTTATCTACAAACTTTTCAAAATCCTTTGCCTTTGTTTTTTTACGAACAATAATCTTTACAATCTTATTTTCATACTCCCGAGCATCAAATGTCTGATAGGGAGTATCCTCATAATAAAGATTATAGAATAATTTATAAGGATTATTGATTGGAGTATGGGTGAGTGTTTCGGTATCAAAGATATGAAATCCACGAGTATCATTCACATCTGTCCAATACATCTCATAAGGATTGCCAAGATAGAAGATGCGTCCATTATCAGAACGAGTATGGTAATGACCAGAAAATACCTTCGTGAACTTTGAAAAAATATTTGAATCCAGTCCATGGTCCTCCATAATCAGATTTTTATTAACACGGAAACCTTGAAGTTCTAGGTGTCCCATCGCAACCTTTGCCTTAGACTTCTGAATCACATTCATTGTTTCATCGTGATTCTCAGTGCAAATCCAAGGAATAAAAGTCATATCAATTCCACCAACCTTTGTATTTGTTGGAGAACTATAAGTTTTGATATTTGGATAAGTCTTGAGAAGAAGGTCTGGGGAGTTAACGTGATTAGTATTCTTATAATAGCAATCGTGGTTCCCAACAATCATATGAACATCATACTCACGCAGAGGTTCAAATACAACTCTCTTTGCCCATTCCAGACTTTGATAATCAATTGACTTACGACTATCAAATGCATCACCCATATGAATAACTGTCTTTATCCCGTGCTCTTCTAGGGCAGGAAAGAAAACATTCTTGTAGAAAAGTTCAAAGTGGTCGTGAAGATGCTTAGAACCTTTTTTTGCGCCAAAATGTGTATCAGTAAGGCATCCTATGAGAGTCATCGGTTGTTGTTTCGGTACTGGATTGCGTCCTTCATCGTATTATACTCTGAATTGCTCCCAGAAAGCAAGTTGTCGTCTATCACCATAACCTCATCAAATCCAGTCCGTTCAATAATTTTATTTTTAATCTCTAATTGTTTCTTTTCTTTTTGAATTCTACGCAAAAATGCATAATGAATAATCTGAGTAAAATATGCGAATGGATTCTGAGACCTTTCGGGATTAAAGTTATGAATATACTGGACGCAGTTCTCAATCCCGTCAGAAATCATATCCTCACGGAACATATAATTAACGAAGTTTGGTTTGTAGGATAAATGAGTAGCAATCTTTAAGAAGCATTCACCTAGGTAGTTGGGAATTCTTGGTTTTCCTTCCCAAGGTCCTGACTTTGGTGGGTCAATATCATATTTCTCAATGAACTTTTCCCGTGCTTTCGCAACTTTACTGCGATACACGATCATTGCTTCTAACAACTCTTTATTGTTTACATAGTGCTCTGATTTCTTTTTTGCCATGGTGGTCTCATTTATCCATTAATAAGTTAATGTAATTATAGCACACTTTAAGAGGGCTTGACAAGTTGTTAAATTGCGTATAGACTAGGTTTGTCCCCGTTAAAGATAGGATATTAGCTTTCTTTAATACCTTTATATAACTCTTCAAGTTTCTTTCTAGCATCTTCTACTGAGGATACATAACCCATTTCATTTGATACTTTTACTTCACCACTAGCTCTATAAACATCAATACTATCGTCATCATTCAAATACTTTGTGTAGATATCAATAAGTTTTCTATCGGTAGTCTCAGTCATTGTGATTATCTTATCTAATTTTATCATGAAGAAGTCATCACTAGGTAATTCCATCCAGGGTCTTACTTTTACATATGATACATCTTTTTGGTTAATCAATTCCATAATCACAGGATTTTGCATCACTACAATAGGGTCTCCGTCATTATCATCCACAGAGATTAACGATAGAATCTCCTCACCCGACACTAGTTTTAAAATACAATAGAAATCGTCGCCCATTAGTTTTTTAGTGGTATATTAACAATTTCATAATTAAAGTTTTCCTCATTATAAATTTTAATTCTTTCTATTAAGTGATTGAGTGTATAATTCTTTCTTGACTTATAACTGATATCATCAGCAATATCATATAAAGTTGCCTTCACTTTGTTCTCACCCTTTCTGAGAACTCTGCCGATAGATTGGAGATTTCTAATTCTCGATTTCGATGGTGACGCAAACACAACATTATGTAAGTTACGAATATTAATACCGGTAGAAAAAGTCCCATAGGATGCCACGATAATTGCGTTGTTTTCCTTTTCGGTTATTTCACGAACTCTTTCTCTTTCGTCAGTTTCCACACCACCATGAATGAAGAAAACGTGACGATCATCAACCTTACCACTATTTATTAACTCATATAAAGGTTGTCCGTGAGTTTCTACTCTTGAAAATAGGACAAGAGTATTACCCTTTAAATCTAATGTAAGATTTTTGATAAAGTTATTTCGTTTTTGGTGATTAATAATATATTGAACTTCATCCTCAAAGATATCAAATCGATTCGGTGGATGTTTTAATAGAAGTATTTTGATATCTAATTTAGCTAGATGACCTTTCTTCATCAGTTCATCTGTATTGATAATCTTGTATGAAGGTCCAAACAATCCTTCCAAAACCCACTTATGGGTTTGACTTCCATCTAGTGTTCCGGTAAAACCAAAACGATATTTTGCATCACAAAGTTTCGTCATTATAGATATTAATGACTTGGATTTAAATTGGTGTGCTTCATCTCCTACGACTACATTAAATCTGGAAAAATACTGCTTGGGCAATTTGTAAATACTTTGCCAGGTGGTAATAATAACTTGGGAATCAGTTTCTCGTTCCTTACCAGCGTATATCTTGTGGCAGTATGAACCAACATCCCATCCATAATCTGCAAAATCTTTATACA